CCTTGAACTCAGCTGGATCTGCAGTGGTTCCGTCTCCCTGTGCCCCACCTAACGGAAGTTTGTCACCGTTAGTTGTATTGTATGCAAACTTTCTACCAGTGCTATCAATGAGTGGGACAAATCCCTTGCCGTTTGGTTTACCATTACCAACAACTGTGCTGTCATTGGGTGGTTTGACCTTGTATTGATCAACGTTCTTCTGCTTCTTATCATCACCCTTGGCATTAGCACCATGACAAGTCTCAAAGGTGGTGAGACCAAGAGAACAACTTACAGCACCATCACAAAGGAGATCAATAAAATCAAGAATCTTGCTGAGCAGACCCTGGATCATACCAATAGCACCAGTGATCTTTCCAAGGATGCCACTAATGAAACTCATTGCTTGCTGAATGAGGTCCATGATCTTACCCATGATCTCACCAATGAAACTCTCAACCAGACATAATGCGGTATCAAGTGCTTTCTCAACGAGATCCAAAAGCATTCCCTTAATAAAGGCAACAAGATCTCCAAGCATTGACTTGAACAGACAAGCAATCAAGTCACCAATAGTTTTAAGTTGTTCCTTAACTGGTTCGGCAATGTCAGGATCTGGAATGTTTAGATCCTTAAGAATTTTCTTAATAAAGAGGTCTACCTCTTTAAGAACTGTTCCTTTAATATTGCCAAGAATAGTATTAAGTTTTGAACTGATTCTGTTAGCAGTAGCATTGACTTCTGCCATGAAGTCTACGACTTTGCCAGTTTCCTTATCGATAAACTTATTGATCTCGTTCTTCTCGATACCACGAGCGAACTTCATAAACTCAGCAAGAGCGCCCTCAATCTTGACGGTTGCTTCAGATCCACACTTACCATTACCTACATGAACAGTAGTACATTTCTTCTTATCAGCAGCTTTCATTGCTGCTGATTCTGGTTTTCCATTACCTCTAAGGTTTCTGGACTGTTTAGTGTCTGCACCAGTGGCAGATGTTGCTGCTGATGTTGCTGCCGCAAGCAGTCCTGTTGTGGAATTTGTACTAGTTGTACTTGCTGTTCCTGGTGGCATGGAACCACTGGAACCATGAACCCTCTCATCGTGGGTAGGTGGAACCAACTGAGCAAATCCCTGTGTACCAGTTCTAGTGTATCCTTGCTCAGGGTTTTCGTCACCAATAGATCCAAGAACGATAGGAATCTGTGCAGATGCACCATCCATGAAGAAACCAATCACCCAAGAATTGACTTGGAGTTGGTGAATGGATCCCATACCACCTCTTTGTGCCTGAGTGGTAGGCATAGAGACCATTGCCCAAGGAAGATCCATTGTGGAAAGTTCTTCTTTGCTTGGACTATGATATCCAAGAATTCTAACCTTTACCTTATTAGTATAGTCTGGGTCCTTCTGATCGCCGCCGTCATTCTCAACCTGACCGACCCACCAGTTAAAACCATCCTTACCAATAAAGTTCGCAGTTGCTTCTAACATTATTCTATTCCTGGACTGTCAGTGTATAAAGTGACCATTGTTTTCATATTGTCAGTTCTAGATACAAACTCTCTAGCGATTTTACCTACTACATATTTACCACTGTTTTGCTTGTCCTTTTCTCGGGACTTGCCTTTGTAAGAAAACAGTTCAACAACATCGCCAACATACAAGTCAAGATCTCCAATATAACTTACTTCAACTTGTTTGTTGTAGAAAAGTTTTTCCCTCAAAGCAGATTGAGAGATTTGCTTTGTGAAATCTTGAGTATGAGTTCCTTCAGTAAATAATGCGGTGTCAACTACCTTTGACATGATTCTAGTTGCAGCAGTTCCTCTTTGAAACGCTGCATAATATGAAGGAAGTGGTGTATTAGGATTTAGTCTGGGAATTTTTTCATAATATTCATTGATATTGAATGGATACTCAGTATATTTCATATCCTTAAGATCCAATGTCATCACATTACTGCTATATGATCCCAAGTTCAGTCCTTTGATAACATCGCTGGAGGAAACTACTTTCATGGCATCAACAGGGATCTTGCCCCCCATGTCCTCATTTGGTGCTGGATCATATCCAACAATAAATGCCTTCCTAGGAACTTCAGTAGAAAAAGAATCAAAGGATTTGAAAAAATATCCTAACATATTCTCATAGAAACAATATCCAGCACTAGCATTTTGTCCACTGCCAGATATACCCATCGATCTCCCACACAACCACTTAATAATAGTGAGCGGGCACCAATATGGAGAAATAAAAGAAATTTTATTTTTTGTTGGTTGTGCAAATACTTGTTTTGGTGTTCTTAAAATGTTCTCTAGGATATCTTTAGCAACAATATCAGACACCAATTTACCCTCACCCTTGCCAAATCTTCTTGACAATTTCATTGCAGAATTTTGGATTAGTTCCTGGGAACAACACATCAAAGTTGCCTTTGACTTACCATCACCAGTTACTCCCCTATCCTGAATATCATATACAGTATAGAGTGCGGTGTGAGTATTTTCAGCATTATCAGAATATGAGATGACTAGCGGTTCCATCCCCTGCAAACCAGAAATAAATCCACTCTCAGAATCGGTAACAGTTATCTCAAGGTGAGTAGAGCTCTGTTTAATGTCTTCTTCGTACAGAATTTTAAGGACGTGATTGATCGATAGTTGTCTATCTTGACCACCTACGCCTATTCTTAATGAATCCAGAGAAAAATTTGAATTAGACATTATCCGTAAGTTGATGAATCTGCATATTCTAAGAAATATGGTGACCTAGAAGTATCTTCCGATGCCATGGAAGCTTCCATGGAATTTAGTGGGGAGGAAGATGTTGTGGACCCCATCATTGGTGGTTCCGTAGTGACTTGTAGTTTTGCCGTAGCAAGTTCTACTTTTTCTTGCTGGAACGCTCTGTTCTCTGCTATTGTTTTTTCTGTAAGTTCACTAAGATTAGTCGCTGGTGCTGCTCCTGGATCTGAAGATGGACTGAGAGCAGCACTAGTTCCTGCTCCCATTACAGAAGCTGTTGACTGATCAATACCAATAGATTGTAAGAATGATTGCTTGATATTATTTACCATGGATCCAAATCCACCTGCCACGGCACCTGGAATACCACCAGTAGCAAATCCAGTAGCAGCACCTGCTAATGGTTCTAGTGGCATCTTTGTTGCCTTATGGGGACCAGCATCACTAACATTGCCAGGATCCCTACCATATCCCTTTGATCCAACTGGAGCTGCAGGAGGAGTTGCTGCTGGAGCTGCAGGAGGAGTTGCAGCAGGAGTAGATGGAGGTGTTGCCTGAGGTGGAGTGGCGCTAGGAATAACTGGTCCTTGATGCTGTGGGGTAAGTCCAGCAGAAGTTGGAGATGATGGTAAATTAGTAACTGTAGGATTGGGTGGAGGTGGTGGAGTCAATCCCAATGCGCTGGGAATACCCCTAAAGAAATTACCAATTTTGTCAAAAATGCTTTGCTCGTTTACATTTTCCTCCATCTTCGTAACAATACTCGCTTTGTTCAAGCGATATGCCCTAGAAATTTCTCGGATATTCTCTCTAAGAATTTCTTTTTGCTCTGGAGTTTGTGCTGGAATTTTAGACATCAAGTCCAAAAGAGCAGCTGCTGCAGCTCTTGCAGGTAACCCTAATGCATCACCAAATCCTTTCTTAAGTAATGGATCCAGATCAAAGTCATCTTCAAGTTTAGTCGATATGTTATTTAAAAATGTATCATCAAAACCAGATTTCTCCAAAGATGTAGATGAACCTGGAGCGTTTGGAGTTTGTTGTGGTACTGCACCTGGAATTATAGGAGTTGTTCCAACAACACCACCATTTGCAAATTTTTGAGTTGGAGTAGATCCATCATCAGAATTATTTTCACTACCTCCACCCGTGATAGCAGACATTGCTAACGGAATTAAATTCCATAAACTGACACCGCCTGGTTTGACAGAATCTACAGCATCTTCTTCATCATCAACATCCTCAGAAGTTTGAGATTCTTCTTCAGCGAGAAAATCAGATCGCAAATCATCCTTGAACATCATTTCAAGCATGACATTACGACGCTCAATAACCTTGGTCAGGTCCTGTAAGGATTTTGTTACGTCAACAAGACCTATGTACTTATCGTCTGCCATTATCTCTTACCTCCACCTTTGCCGAAAATGTCCATGACAAATGGAATCTGTTTGACTGCTTCTTTGACTGGAACTGGAACCATTTGCTTAATAATTTGAGGTACTGGAATTGGAACTGGTTGGGTAGCTGGTGTTGCCCCTCCTCCCCCCGAAGTGGTCGTCACTGGGGCATTATTTACTGTCGTTTTTCCAGGTGGTGGAGCAGGTGGTTTTAAATTATTTTGAGGAACCGCTTTTTCAGATTTACCAATTTCAAGGAGACCAATAGATCCAATTGGATCCATCTGAGTTCCACCTCCACCGCCAGCAGGTCTCTTCTCAAAGTGCAG